CTACTTTGTGGGCGGCACGATTTTACCACGGCGCAGGTAGTGGCGGCGAGTGGTCTTGACGCTATCATGCCCCAAGAGGTCGCTGGCAGCCTGCTCCCCCCGCTCGTCGGCGCTGTCGTCGGCCGCCTTCGCGCGCAGGTCGTAGAACCACATTTTCTTGATGGCCTCGCTCAGTTCCGGGTTGCCATTGGCGGCCAAACCCCGCGCTTTTTCGTATTGGTAACGCAGGGCATCCCTTGTCATACGTCGGCCCGAAGCGTTCACCAGCAGGTATCCGCTACTCTCTTTGCATCCAACCTTCCTTGCGGCAATACGCGCCAGCAATTCCGCCAGCTCCCCCGTGATCATCATGCGCAGGCGCTTACCTGTCTTGCCCTGCTCCACTAGCAGCCATTCGCCGTCAATGTGATCCTCGTGCATTTCGGTCGTATCGCCCGGCCGTTGCCCGGTCAGATAGGCGAGGTCGAGCGCATCCACCAGTTGCGCACTGGCATGCGCGCGCACAGCATGAAATACCGCGTCCGTGATGTAGACCTCGCGCTTCTCCAACTCGTGGCCCATGATCCCTGTGCATGGGTTCTCTGCGTCCGTGTACCCCCAGCCGCGCGCCCGGTTCCACAGCGCCGAGAAAAGGCGCTTGCAGCGATTCGCCGTCGTCGGCTTGTCTGCGTGCTTGGTCAGGAACTGCTTGATGTGCATCGGCCGAACCTGAGATAGCGGCGCGTCTGCAAAAAAGGCTTTCAGGTGCTTCAGGTCCGACTTGTTGGTCTGAATCGTCTTGGCGCCGTGCGTGTGCAAAACCTCTGCTTCATACTTGGCGATCACGTCGCCAAATTTCGCGCCGGCGCCAGGGCCGATAATCTCTTGCTTCTTGACGTACTCCTGCAAGGCCAGAATATAATCCCCGCCCAGCGGGATTTCCGTACGTGGCCGGCCGCCCTGGTCGAAGTAATAATAAATCTTCCCGCTTTTCTGCACCCTCGCCCGCATGCCGGGCGGAAGGTGCAGATTCTTTGTTGGCTTTCTACCCATGTAATTTCGGCGTCCATTGTGGCTCTACTGCTGGCGTTGGCTGGCGCGAGCCCTCCACTGCCAGCGTGGTGACGACCGGGCGCCCGCACGCATTGACGCGGAACGGCACGCCCATTTTGCGCAGCGCCTCGATCTGCTTCGACTTGAGCTTCCGGCCGGTGTAGTCGATCAATTCTTCCGGCGTGAGAAACATTCCCATCAACGCCCCCTTCCCGGTTGCGCGGGAATGATCGTCGCCGACGCCAGGAACTTTTCCACGCCCTCTTCGTGCAGCTCTTCCGGCGTGCGCTGGCGTGTCGGCGCTGGCTCTGCTGCTACAGGGGCGGCGTAAAGTGGCGTCATGCCGTCTGACGATGAATCCATGTTGCCCTTGAACACATCGGCAAAAATCAGCATGCGCTTGTCCGATGTCATGTACGCCACCGGCTCCGCATGCCCTGATGGCGCAGCAGCGGCACGGGCGCAGGCTTGGCCATGCTCTGAGATCGCCGCGCGTTCAAGATCGCTCCACACGTAGGTATGTGGCTCGGGGTGCGCAGGCAGCGGCGGCAAATCCCCCGCTGGCGCGCCATCCTCCGCAACATCTTCCGTGATGTCTTGGCACGCTGCGCAGGCATGGGTACAGCCATCAATCCATACCATGCCTTCACCGCAGCAAGTCACACACGTCGCGGCGGCGGCGATGGACGGATGGGCTGCGGTGAAGATAGGTGCACCATCCGGCAAATCCATTGCCGCTGTGCGGTCTGCCCAGATGACTTGACGGTATGCTTTGTCAGTCCCCTTGTTGAAATCCTTAACATGCCCCACAGGTTCAGCATCCCCGCTGGCCGCACGCTGGGCGATGTGGGCGTCGATGTGTTGAACGATGGCGCGCCAATAATACTCACCCTTTTGGCCCGGCTCATCAGTGCTGAAAAACCGCACGTATGAATCAACCAGCTCGCGGAAGCGAGGCGTATCAATGCTGTCCTGCGCTGGCGCGTCATGTTCATGCGCAGCCACCAGTTGAGCCGCTGCATGGCGGGCATCGCGGTGGCCAATCTGGTAGGCGCGGTTTTCGGCATCGCCCTTGCCAATCAAGTCAGCATTGCGCGGCTTGCACGGCAAGTTCATGATCGCTGCGTGCAGATCGGTAGCTTCCGGCGCTGGCGCGGCTTGGAGGGCGGCGAGGACGTCGTCGCGCAGCAGGAAATCGCCGGATTTGGTCTCTGTGATATTGAACGGCACCGGGGTGGGCGTGTAGCGGGGCAGCGCCTCAATGGCGGCTTGAATAGTGGTGGTCATGGCTTCGGTTCCTCTGTAGGTGTACAAATCAAATGCTCAAGACGCGTGGTGCCGTCACCGCCATACGGGATGCATTGCAAATCCCATCCGCTTGGCAAGTCTTTAGCGCTATGCACCTCGTCGGAAACATCGACATCGGGGGTGCTATCACCTGCGACTTCTCGCCATTCATCAAGCGCGGCGCTGTAGGCTTCGCTCTCGCTCTCGCCCATGACAACAGTGCGTACGGTGTATTCAATGACATATGGCTTCATTTCGCCCCTCCCATGATCCGCGCCTCGATAGCGCGGGCGAAATTAATATAAGGTTCTGATTCGGACTCTTCTATTCCGAAAGGAATGATTTGGCCTAACTCCCCGCCAGACCAGCCATGCTCCGTTTCAGCAGCAATGATTAGAATCTCCTCATCCGTCAGCGCCTCAACTGGCGCAGCCGATTCGAGGGCGGCACGCGCCTGCCACGCGACCCACGCAGATTGCACCTGCATCAGCTTGTAGCCTTTTCCTGAGCGCTCGACAGCCTTGGGCCATGCGGGCCATGCATCATCCTGAGTCATGTACTTTTCAAACGCCTCGCGCTCATCCATCGCGCTGTGCAGGTCGGGCGCACCGGCTGCCGCGCGCGCATCGGCCCAGGCGGTCATCATCTGCGCGCCCTTGGCCCAGGTATCGGCGTGGCGCTCGATCAGGCTGTATGCGACCTCTGCCGACAGCCCGGCCCAGTCCTGCGCGGTGGTTGGGGCATCTGCCGTGGAGTCCCCGACGATGGTTTCCAGCTCGGCGATGCGCGCCAAGACAGCCCGCACATTCGCCACGCTCACCATGGACATATGGCAATCCTCGCGCCCTGCGATACTCAGCGCCAAGCGCTCGGCCGGCGTCAACTTGCTCAAGTCTGCGTTCATCTTCTCTCCCGTTATTGTTGTGCTGCATCGCGCGCCAGCTCGGCACGGACGTTCGTTGAATTTATGTTGTGGCGAATCCGGCGCATGACTTCGTTCGATGCGCGGTCCACGTCGATTGCGCGGACGTTTTCCAGCTGAGCATCGTGGCAAGCCAGGGCGTGATTCATGGCGGCCAGCTCGTCGCCCCGAAACAGGAAGCGACCCGTTGTCGCGCCGCGCTTACCCACCGCCATCAGCGCATCCCGGCCGGCGATGGTCGCCGCGCGGAACTCGTCGCCGATGCCCTGCTCACACATCACGTTGGCGATGTTGATCGCGCCCACCAGCAAATCCCATTCCTCGCGCCCGCCGGTGCCGGTCGTCAGCGCCGCCATGGCCGCGTGGTTCCGGATATTCAGCACGCGCAGGTGGTCGGCATGGTCACCGCTCAGGCCACCGAACACCTCCGACAGCGGGTTCAACGAGACCGGCTTGGGCACGTACCGTTTGTTGCGCGGCTTCTTCATGAGTGCACCGCCTGGCCGAACAGGGCCGCGACGAGTGGGTCCCGCACATGGTTCAGCTTGTAGCTGCGTACGCACGCTTGGCGCATGGTGATGATCGGGTCAAGCCGGTCTTCTGCGGCGATGTAGTCATCGCTCTGCCCCGGCACCCATGTGACCGGCAGCTTGCCAGAGCGGCGCGCGCCTCGTAGTTGTAGTTCCTTGCGGTGGATTTCGCCAGCGCCCTCAAGCTGGCGCAGATACACGCCCGCAGTGACCTTCGTCAGCCCGAACTCGGCAGCGACCTTGAGCGTGGTTGGTGGCAGAGTGGCCACGGACACGAAGGTGGCTATTTTCTTCTTCGTCGCAGCTTTGGCGATGATCTCAGCGCGTGCTTGCATAAATCCTCCGGGTCAGGTGTTTAGAATCAAGTGAAAGGCCAGTTCGGATCGGCTCATACGGTCTTGGCCTCGTAACGCCGGGAGCTCTCCAGGGTGCGCCATGCCTCAATCTTGGCCTGGGCCGCAACCATCATCCAACGGTAGCGCTCCTCCTCCTCAACGGCGGCGCGCAGGCCATCCAGCACAACGAGGTAATCCGGACTGGCGTAGGCCTCGCGCTCTTGAGTGGCTGCCGACTTATGCCCGGCCACTTCGGCCTCTCGCATCAAGAGCGCCTTCTTCGTCTTGCGAAACTCCTCAAGGTAGACGCGCTCAGACTTGGCTTTCGCGTATGCTGGCGCGTTGTCTCGCAGATAGTCGAGCGAACGGAAGATGTTGATTTCGGCATCTTCATTCATACGGCCTCCGTAAAGTTGTGCTGAATCTTGATTTGCTCGATTACGCGAGCAAGGTATGTGCGGGCCATGTCCACTTTGCGCTTGATCTTTTCCTCAAGAGCGAGGTCACGCTCATAGCGAACGACCGTCACGCGCAGCGGTTCGTCGATGTGGTCTACGAAATGCAGGTCTTCCTGCTCGTACTTGATCAGCTCGTCCGGTGTGTTGACCATGCAGTAGGCCACCTCCCAAACGGGAACGTCCCACAGCATCATGTAGCCCCGGCACTGCCATTCGTACGTCGAATCCTCGCCATCTTCGGAAACCGCCGGGAAGGTGGCGAGGGACCACGACGACTTGATGTCGATGCCTTTCACGCCCGGCACGATGATGTCGCACTCGCCAGTGATCCAGTCATTGCTGAGGCGGACCGTGTTTTTCTTGTGGTCGGTGAAGAACACCTCGTTGTACAGGGCGATAGACTGATCCTCGACGATGATCCCCTTGTCCATGAACTTGCCGCCGATGACTTGGTTGAAGCTGTAGACGTATTCGCGGGCAATGGATTTCATTTCCGTCTTGGCGCCGGCTGACAGGCTGCGTTCGAGCAGGCCGCGAATTAGTGCCGCCTCGTCGCCGGTCTTTTTCTTCTTGCGGGCGATGATGGCAATTTCGGGCGTTATCAGGCTTTCATCGATTGACTTCGCGTCGGACATGATCAGGCCGAGAGAAGAGCAGCGAATCTTAATCATGCATCCTCCGTGTTAAGCGCCGCCAGGACGGCTTCTTGTTCATCGGTCAGCAGTGCAGCCGCGCGCAATTTTTCGACCGTGTAGGTGCCGGCCTTGATGCCCGCCACCGCGCCTTTAAACCGCGCATCCTCGATTGGTTTGCGTTTTTTGGCGGTGACGGTCGGCCGGATGCGCAGGCACTCCACCAATTCCCCGCCCATCTTCGCGGTGCTTGCGAACAGGGTTATCTGCCGTCCAGCCCAATCCTCGATGAATGGCCCGTACAGCTTGTGAATCGATTTCGAGTTGGTCACGTTGAGGATCATCGGCTTGTGGCCCTTGATGTACATGATGCTGTGGTCCTCTTTTTTACCGCCCATCATCGTCACGGTTTCCAGCTGTACCCGCTCGATGGTTACGGTCAGGTCGTCGCCGTTCGGCAGCGCGTAGGCGCCTATGTATCGGGGGTCAACCAGTTGCTTCCAGTGCGTCTTGTTTTCCATGCCGTTACCTTTTGCTCGGAGGTGTGGTCATTTGCCAGGGTTGGCGTACTGCTGCATCTGTTCGGTCTGCCCGTGCTCGTCGGCTTCTGCCATGACCAGCAGCAGGGCCAGCACGATCACGAAGGCTCTTGCGAAGTCGCGCATCACATGGCCTCCTCGAATTGAGCTGCTGCGGCCCGTACGATGGCGCGGCGGGTGGCGGCATACGGGTCACCGTGACATGCCTCGACAATCGCGTAATCGCTTGGGCAAAAAGACACCTCATTCCCGTAGATATAACCGCGAAGGAGATTGAGCTTCACCGCTAGCCGCAGCGCGTCGCCGTCGTCGGTGAGCGGGTTCCATGGAGACGAGTTACCGTCGCGGAAAAGCCACATCGCGCCATCGGCGGTAGGTTTAATTTGGCCGACAATCCCCGCTGCCTTCGCGGCCAACTCCAACAGCTCGCGGTCGGTCAGCGCGCTCATGGCGCACCGTCCAGCATCAGCACGATCAGGGCCAGCGCGGTGGCGATGCAGGCGCACATGCCTTGGTGGCGATCGAGGTAGGCGTTGGCGCGGATCATGGCGCTGCCGTGGCTGCGATAATGGCGGCGTCGATCTTGTACGCAGGTATCCAGCGCTCGAAGTAGTCGGCAAACGCCTTTTCCCCGAAAGCCCGTGCGTGTTCGATGAACTCCTTGCGGCATGCCTCGATCAGTTCGTGCCGCGCATCGAACTTGTTCTGCTTGCCTAACTTGGCGGCGTCGATATATGCAACGAGCGCCAAGTAGTCCGCGTTAGTCTGGTGACGTCGGTAATCGTGAGCAAGGCGTTGGAACTCCGGCGTGTCGATGCTGTCCTGCTCGCTCAGGCCGACCGACGGTTGCATCGATTTCAGAAGTTCATCCAGCCGGTCGAATGGCTCGCCCTCGCAGGGCTTCCCGGCGTACTCCTGAACCACCTCACGGATACCTTCCCATACTGCGGCCAGCTTGCCATTGGTCGCGGTGAGCGCTGCCTTGTGCCACGCCAGATTAGCCTGCAACTTTTCAACTTCCTGCTCGCTCAGGCCGACCGGCTGGGCGGGCGCGGCGCCGGGGGCTGGTGGGAGCGGCATCCAGTGGGAAATTTCTTCAAAGTCGTGTTCGTTCCAGCCTTCGCCGACAGGCACTGATATTGTGCTGAAATCCACAGGGCATTCACGTTGCTCATCCCACGTGTCGAACATGATCTCATCGCCAAATCTGCGATTGCTCAGGAATACGATGACTTGTTGCCCGACTTCTGGGCGACGCTCCAGTACGCTTACCCAACCACTTGGCGTAGCGCGCATCTCTTGGCACTCGCGCTTGAGGTCCGCGATGACGCATTCCAATTCGCGCACTCGCCCGTCGGCGCCCATGGCTTCGGCCGACTTCTTCCATGCCAGCATGCCGCCGTAGTAACGCTCAATCTCGTCGGCAGCTTGGTTCATGAGCTTGTCGATTTCTCGGTATGGCTCAGTGAAGGCCGATGCCGCCATGGCGCGCAACCGCTTTGACACGTCAGTCGGCGCGCTCGGCAATTTCTGTTCGTTCATCATGATCCCCTGTGAGATTAATTGGCGTGTTGGCCGGCGGTTGATGGCGAGGCGAGTAGCAGCGGAGCGGCCATGATCGAGGCCCACCCAGCGCGCATTTCAGCCAACGGAATAGGCGCAAGCGAATTGTCAGAGAGGTAGCGCGTCAGTTCCCGGAGCATCGCGCGGGCACCCGCACAAGGTGAGCGACCCAGGAAAATATCATCGACTTGCGGGGACAGCGGCCGACGACCCTTGGTGCTTTCGGACATGCCGAGGAAACGCTTGCGCTGGAAGCGCTCAATGCTAGCGCGGCCAGCAGCGTCAACGGTGGCAAAGAGCCAGCGTCCATCGTTGCGGCACACCTTGATTGTTGCCTTTGGGTGGGCCTGTGTAAGGTCCATATCGATGTATTCGATGGCCCAGCCAGCGGTGTGCATAATGCGGCCCAGCATGGCTACTGGCGCGGCGTTTTCGACGCTCAGCAATTTCGTTTCATTCATCGTGATCCCCTGTTTAGTTGTGGAGCCGACTATTGGCCGGCCTTCATCACTGCGTCCATATGCTCTCTGGCCAGCCGGCGAAGCATTTCCCGGCGCTCTTTCACGCTGAGAATTTGCTTGATATCGGTAGCCAGTTCGGCGGCCATGTGATTGACCATGCGCTCGGCCAATTCAGCTTCCAGCCGTACAGCAACCTGCTGCTTAAGCTTCTGAGAATCGACCAGATCCCAGCATCCAGCGATCCACTCAACAGGCACCTTGAGGCGGCTTTCGTAGTTCGGCATCAGCCACCCGCCATCCTGGATAAACTTCAGCACTGCCTTTTCAGCGGCTTCTTTGACGGCTTGCTCGAATGTGGTCATGATCAGCTTTCAGTAAGTGCGCCAGGCGGCGCTGCACTGCCGATGCCACCTCAAGGGTGGCGATGGATCGGCGGGGAGAGTGGGGTCAGTGCTCGCCTTGCGGCATGCGCTTGAGCGCGGCTTCAACTTCAGCCAGCAGCGCCCGATCCGGGTCCATGTGGAGCCGGATCGCGTCGATCTGGCCGTACATGTAGCCGTAGGCAAATCGGTCAAGCACGGTCGCCGCTGCCAGCCCTGCTTGCACGCCGCGCAAGGCGGAATTCCCGGCGTCGGTCAGGGCGCTCACGCCATTGCCCGATCATGTGCAGCGCGGTCGGCGCGGGCGGTGGCGTTGTGGCTGGCGGCATCGTCGCTCAGGTGGGCGTCGATGGCGTAGGCGATGCTGCAAACCGCCGTCGAGCTGAAAATGTCGAACAGGTCAATGGCGCTGTCGGCGGCGGTGATGCGAGTCACGTAGTATTCCGAAGCGTCGCGCTCGATGGTCACGTTCAGCTTGATGCCTCCATGGTCGTAGCCGTTGACGGTCACGGTGCTAGTTGGCGCTAAGTGTTGGCTGCGGATCGGTGCGTTCATGCTGCTGCTCCGGTGGCTTTGGCAACTGCTGCAAGCGCAAAACGATATGCGTCGGAATCTGCGAACACATAGGGCCCTTGTTTGACTTGATGCAGAACAGCTTGCAGCGCGGCCAGCAGCTCCGGCGCGGCGGCGATCAGGCGGGCGTTGGCAACCGACATCGGCGTGTTGGCCCAATTGCAATTCTCATCGCTACATTCTGCGATATAGGACATGTGATTCGCTGTCCCGATATATCGGCCCTTTGCGAACCAAGGCCCTGGCGTATGGCCTGCTGTCGTCTGCTTGCTCATGGCCATCCCCTTACCGTGCGCACGCGGCGCTGTTCAGCATCGGAAAGCCCAACTGGCGGCGGATTTCATCGCGCGTCGGCACAGGGGCCGGCGCAGCTTGGCGCTGCTGCATCCATTGGCGGATGACTTCTTTGCGTTGCGTGCTGGCTTGGGCTGCTGACATTTCGCTCTCCATCTGGTTGCTGATTCGATGGCTCTATTTTAGGCATACCTAAGAAAATGCGCAAGAACTATTTTGAGGCATGCCTAATTTTTAGGTACAATGCTTTATCGCCCGAATCGTCGGACGTAAAAAAGCCCCGGTTGGCGGGGCGCTGGTGGACGTGTGATAGCTGGCGCCCATATGCAAGCAAAATGAGAAATTGCCTGCATTCCATAAATTTGTACGGAGACGCGAAATAGCGTGTACTATGCAAGCTCATTAACAAAATTGCGAGCATACGATGGCAGCAGAAAAGCCGAGCGGCAAAGCACTGGGCGGCATCGCCCGAGCAAGCAAGATGAGTCCAGAGGAACGAAAGGCCGCGTCTGAAAAGGCGCTCGCAGCTAAAAAGGAGCTGGCTGCGCTACCTAAAGCCACGCACACGGGAAATCTAAAGCTGATTGACACGGAAATCCCCTGTGCCGTCCTAGAGGATGGGACGCGTGTTCTCACGCAATCGGACTTCATGGAGGCGATGGGAATGTACTACAGCGGATGGATCGCAAACAACTCGCCAAGCGACCACTCACTGTATCCTGCAGAAGTGCCCCATTTTTTAGCTCAAAAGACGTTAATCCCTTTTATTAACAAGCACTTAGGGCACCTGCAGAACATCGTCCTGAAGTACAAGACTGAGAAAGGGGCGGCAGCACACGGAATTCGAGCTGAGATCATCCCGAGCATCTGCGATATCTATCTCGACGCGGAAAAGGCGGGAAAGTTAGGAGCTAGGCAGGCGAAAATTGCGCAGAAGGCCATGTTGCTAATGCGAGCACTGGCCCACGTTGGCATTGTGGCGTTGGTTGATGAGGCGACAGGCTTTCAAAAGGACCGTGAGCGCGATGCTCTCGCGAAAATCCTTGAAACGTTCGTTGCAAGAGAGTTGCAGCCCTACATGAAAACGTTTCCTGCAGATTACTACGAGCAGTTGTTCCGCCTTCGCGGCCTTCCTTACCCGCCAGAGGTAGCAAGCTTCCGTCCGCAGTATTTTGGGAAGCTAACCAATGACATTGTTTACAAACGAATTGCACCTGGGCTGCTTGCAGAACTGAAGCGTCAAAACGAGAAAGACGAAAGGAAGGGGAAGCTACATCAGAGGCTAACGCTAGATATTGGCTATCAAAAGCTGCGAGACCATATTTCGGCTGTCGTAATGGCCATGAAGCTATCGAAGGACTATCCCGATTTTATCGAAAAGATGAATCAGTTCTACCCGAGATATGGGGATAACTTTCAGCTTGAATTAGAAGCAATCGACCACGGCTAATCCTTTTGCCCCGTACCAACATGGCCGGGGCTTCTTTTTCTATTCGGCATCCTGGCGTGCCGTTGTGCAATCCAGATTTGAAACTATAAGTTAGTCTTTGCAGTTTTGCCGCATATAATCCACGGACTCCGCGAAGCCTTTCAAGTCGATATCCTGAGCGACAACTGTATTTAAAATAGTGCTAATTTGCATTCTGATACGCTTGGCGCCATAAACTTGATCAAAGATTCGCCCGAGCCTTACAGCGCTCAAATCTCGCTCCATCTCATCAGCCAATCGCAACGGCAATGCAGGTTCGTCGTCAATTCGAACCGTGTATCCTCTTACTCCGCCGCGCCCGCGAAGTGAAACGAAAAAGTCTTTGTCTGACGCCTGAACGGTCCATGCTCCCTCATAGAGCGCTGCACATTTCTTCTTATCCGTCATCGCGTCCAACTCCTGATGAACAGACCAAGATCCAGACTTAAACACAATCCCCTTTTTCATTGGCTCTGGTTTAGCTGCTTCAGGAGTCGCTGTAGGTGCAGGTGGTTTCTCAGAAGAAGCTTTGTCATAGCATTGAAGCCGGAGCCTGTCAGACTTAATGGAAATGCATGAATTCTGCGCAAAAGCATGCGACGTCAAAAGCGCAATAGCCAAGGTCAATATTGTTTTTTTCATTAGCAGTCCGTATTTCGGCATGATGGCGTGCCGTTGCGCCTAGATCACCGAAGCTCGCCGCCGTTGGCGATACAGTTGAACGTTGCTTTATTCTCGACCTTTACAACAACGCCCGTGCCAACTGGACGCGCCCAAGCAAAAGCGCCCATTTTCTGACCCGTCTTCAAATTAATAATTGCGTCGGCGCCGGCTGCACGCGCATCGTCAGCCATCAGCGGTATCAATTCATTTACTGTGCCGTAGGTTCTTTTTGAGCTATTTGCCTGCCCGATTACTGTGTAAGCAACACTACTCGGCATTGGTGACCGCATCAAGCATACAGGTTCGCTGTGAGCGGCCGACCGCTCCGCCGCAGCCTGCCCCTTGGGAGGTTGAATATATGATCTTGCTGCGCATCCTGATATGAGAATTGCGAGAAGTACAGGTAGTGCTCGTTTCATATTTTCCTTGCTCGATATCATCGCGTGCTGTTGCGTCTAAACACGAAGAGTTTCACGAAGAACAACCCGACCGACAATAATGCACGCTTCGCCTCGGCAAATTTTTCGGTGGTATTTACGTTGGTCGATATTGTCGGATGTAAGCCACCAGTCGCCAGCGTCACGGGACAAGCGCTTTACGATTGCCTCGCCCTCATAGTTCACCGCGAACACGACGCCGTCCACTGGCCGCTTGTCTGCCGTGTCAATAACAACAATGTCGCCATCATAGAGAGCTGGCTCCATGCTTTCCCCTTGAACGGGGATTGCAACAAGTTTGTCCGGGCTCAAATTCTTCTGCGCAATGACGCGTTTGCGAACGCCGAACGTCCCGCCGTCACGCCGATCTGTTTCCGTCTGGAAGCCAGTAACGCCAGCCTGGAGCCGCAAAGTCACCATCGGTATCTGAATGTGCCCATCATCGTCGGGACCAGTTACATGCACCGGCATCGCACCAGGAAGCAGGTCGGCAGTAGTGCGCTCGGCCTCTCCGTACAATAGCCAGCGGGGCGTGATGCCCAGCACCTCACACAGCCTCGTCATCTTTGGGCCAGTGATTTCCACGATTCCGCCGCTGTCGATGCTCTTTTCCCAATCGGTAATAGTAGGGTTTGATACAGGTATCAGCTTAGCAAGTTCGCCTTTTCGCAGCCCAGCAGCCTCACGGGCTCGGGTCAGTCTTTTTTTCCATTCTTCCATTAGGCAATCCTAAATGATTCTTCGTTAGGCATGCCTAGAAATGTCTTGCAAATATTTTTAGGTATGCCTAAAATAGCGCATGGACACTCAAAACCCCAACACCATCATCGACCGCTTGGGCGGCACGTCCGCTACGGCCCGCCTGTGCGAGATTCAGCCGCCTTCGGTATCTGAATGGCGCAAAACGGGCATCCCTAAAACCCAGCTCAAATTTCTCAAGGCCATCCGACCCGATGTGTTCGGAGAGTCCCCGGCGAAACGCAAGAAGCCGCGCACCCCCGCGCCGCCACCCTGATCCGCCGCAACAGAAGCACCGCAGCACCTACCTTTCCCGCCACACCCTTACTGGAAAAACTATGAACCCGAACGCAAACAGCATCGCCATGAAGTCCTACGTCAGCCCTGACGATTACACGGAGTTCGCCGAGGAATGCCGCATTGAAGGCGAGACCCACAGCGCAATGATGCGGCGCCTGATGAAGACGTACACGAAGAACCAACAGGATAGCCGCGAGCGGGCGAAAAAGGAACGGGCCAACTTGGGCCCAGTGTGGGCCTTGTCGCTGCCAGGTCGCGCGAACTACGCAACCTCGATGCGCAGCCTGCAATGAGAGTTCACAGCCGCCGCAGCACCAACACAGCGAGGCTCGCATGTAGCGAGCTAACAACCAACCGGAGGCACCATGACCAAGCCTGAACAAAAGATCGATTGCAGCGCCTATATCGTCCACTGGGCGCAGTGGTGGCAAATCACCGAACAACACATGCTTGGCGCTACTGGCGCAGCGCGGGCCGACGCGAACAACGTGCATGAGGATGCCAAGCGCAAGCTACGCGAGAGCGTGTTCTTGGCCGCGCGTGCGAGCGAAGAGGCCCATCATGGATGAAGCCATTGTCTCCCGCGCGCGCATCGAGCTGAAAGGCTACAACGCAGCGCTTCGCGGCGACCCCAGCGACGCGCACAACATGAACCCTTGGTCCGCCACCGTGCCAGAGTGGAACCGCGGCTATGCCAAGGGCGCCAGCGAGCTCCCGACAACGCAGTATGTCGCCCAGGCGCCCGAGCGTGTTGATGCGCGTCAGGCGGCCGTATGAGCGCCATCGTTGAGCCTGCTATGATTTCCACCCCATCAACTGTCGGAGAAAAAGTATATGTCGGATATCAATTGGTATGGCGAGGACCAGGACTCCTCTGTCATTTTCAACAGCGTCAACGCGTTAGCCGTTTATATAAACACGTCGGGCGAGCTGGTAATTCGCCAGCAGGGTGCCAACGGGGAGGACGATTCGGTAATCGCGCTCCCAAAAATGTTCGTCCCGATGCTGCTGAGCGCAATAACCAAGGCAATGGCCGAGTAAGCTGTGCCCCGCTGCCCCTGACAAAGGGGCAGCCATGAATTACTACCCCTTCCATATCGGTGACTTCCGCTCTGGCACGGTCAATATGACCCGCCAAGCGCGCTGGATTTACCGCGACATGCTCGACGTCTACTACGACGCCGAAGCCCCGCTCACGCTTGACCTGGACGTGCTGTGTGACCAGATCGGCGCCGAGAGCGACGAGGAACGCCGCATTGTCGAACGCCTGCTGCGCTTCAAGTTCGTCAAGACTGAGGCCGGCTACACGCATGAAATCTGCGAGCGCGTCATTGCCGAATACCACAAGAAAGCCGATACCGCCAAAACCAACGGCAAAGCTGGTGGTCGTCCACGGAAAGCTACTGGGAACCCAAAAGAACCCAGTGGGTTTCCATCCGGTTCCGATCCGGTAGCTACTGGCAACCAAGAGCAAACCGGATCACAAGCTAACCAAGAACCAAGAACCAATAACCAAGAACCAGAACAAGCAACAGCACACGCGATCGACGGCTCTGCGGTCCCCGACTTCGACCCGCCGAAAGCCGCGCCGCTCCCGATGCGTGAACTGCCCCCGGTTTCTGAAGACCCTGCTGTGCAGCTCGCCGTTGCTCTGCGCCGCCAGGGCATCACTGCAAACTCGGTTCACCCTGCCGTGCAAGGCTGGGCGGCTAAGGGCGTGACGGTCGATCTGCTGACCGAGGCGGTGGCGATTGCCAGGGGCAGCAAGCCTGACGGCGCCATCCCGGTCAACTACCTGGCGCCCATCGTCAACGACCTGCTGAACCCACCTGCTGCTCGGCCTGCACTGCCGCGTGGGACGCCCCCGCGCCCGACCAACGGCAAGTTCCACTTCGGCGACATCGACCGTTCTGGCGACGTGGCCGCCATGGCCGCCAACATGCAGCGCCGGGGAATCACCGTCCCCGAGGGAGACGAGGTGATCGAATTATGAATGGCGAATCTCTGGAAGCAGTTGGGAGTTTCTTCAACGACTTCGGCGGGCGCTTGGCGATGGCTGCCGGTTCCTGCGAAGTGCACGGCGCGGCATCCGTTCTGGTGCGCACCGGCGCGGCCTGGCACTGCCCGCGTTGCCTGGAAGCCGAAATGGCGGCCGACACCGAGGCGATGGTACTGGCCGAAAGCCGCGCCTGGCGCATGAAGGTCGCCATGATCCCGAGCAAGTACGTCGGCGCCATGTTCCCGGCCGCCACGCCAGCGCAAAAGGGCGTGCGCTCGACGGTCGCCAGCTTCCGCGACTTCATCCTGCGCGAGCGGCAATGGGCAACGCTGATCATGACCGGCGAGACCGGCACCGGCAAAACGCTGCTGGCGTGCGAGTTCGCCCAGGCGCTGGTCAGCAAGACGCCGCTCACCGTCCGCTACATCACGGCCGCCGGCATGATCAGCGAAATCCAGGCCACCTACGGCAGTCGCGACGGGAAAAGCTCCGAAACCGAAATCATGCGCTTCGCCCAATACGACGTGCTGATCCTGGACGAAATCGACGCGTACCGCGCCACCGTCGACGCCGACATGCTGCTGACCGAAATCATCAACCGCCGCTACAACGAGGGCAAGCCGATTGTGGCCATCAGCAACCAGGCGCTCGACGGCCTCAAGCAATTCGTCGGCGCGCGCGTGCACAGTCGCCTGTACGAAAACTCGTTCCCCTGCGCCTTCACCTGGGGCGACTTCCGCCGGGCCGGCGCAGCATGAGACTCGCTACCAACCACCTGGGCTACGTGGTCCAGCGCTTCGACGGCCCGGCCATCGGCTGGTTTGCCACCACTGATCCGACCACGCCCGAGAAGGCCAAGCAGCAGCTTGACAACTTGGCGCGCACGCCGGGCGCCGAGTACCGCGTGTATCCGGCACTGGGAGAAAAAGCATGAGCATCATCCATGTAGTTTCCTGCTCCACGGGTAAGGACAGCGTGGCGACCCTGCTGCTTGCGGCGGGCAGATTCGGAACGGAGCGCGTGCGCGGCATCTTGTGCGACACCGGCAACGAGCACGAGTATGTGTTCGAGCATCGGCTGTACCTGGAGCGTGCCACTGGCGTACGCATCGACATCCTGACTGCGAATTTCGACGAAGAAATCGCAGGCAAGAGGCGGTACATCGCGCGTGACGTGCGTACACGTCGGGAATACGCGACCGAGCCGGTCTTCGACGCTGCTGGCGAGCCGGTGCTCAAGCGCGACGGGCGGGGAAACATTGTGCTAAATAAAAAGGGCACCCCGGTTCAGAAAACCATAAAGGTCGGCGGCGGCAAGCGTGTGCGTTGGACGAATAAGGCAAAGCGCCGCGCCCTGGCGGTGCTGCAACCCAGCGGCAACCCGTTTCTCGACCTGTGCATGTGGAAGGGCCGGTTCCCAAGCCGCAAGGCGCAGTTCTGCACCGAACACCTCAAGCGCAACATGGCTGTTGAGTATCAATTGGCGCTGATCGAGCAGGGCCACACGGTCGTGAGCTGGCAGGGCGTGCGCCGGGACGAGTCTTTAAATCGACGCGATGCCAAACAGTTCGAGCGCGTTGACCGCAATTTCTTCATCTATCGGCCGCTCGTGGAATGGAATGTCGCTCGGGTCTTCAAAATCGCAGAAGACAAGAACATCGAGCCAAACCCGCTTTACAAGTGCGGCATGGGGCGGGTCGGATGTATGCCATGTATCAACGCATCCAAGGACGAAATCCACCAGATCGGCATCCGATTCCCCGAGCACATCGCCAAGGTGGCTGAATGGGAGCGGTTGGTCGGCCTGGCATCCAAGCGCAACGCGGCAACCTTCATGCACAAATCGAGCGGCAAGGGCCTGAATAATCAGCAAATTGTCGCTGCATCGAATATCCATGCGGTAGTCGAATGGGCAAAAACCACGCGAGGCGGCAAGCAATTTTCGCTGCTGACCGCGCTGGAAGAGCCGACTAGTTGCGCATCTTCGTACGGGCTGTGCGAATGAAAGCCGCCACCATCACCATCGACGGCAAGGCCATCGGCTTTGTCGCGCGCAAGGCGCCGCACACCGGCGACGACGCGTGCAAGGGCTGCTTGTTCGATAAGAAGCACTCGCTGGTCTGCGGCATGGCCCTCGCCCTCGCGCATGAGGTAGGACAGCCAGGCTGCGGAACGGAGGAAGTCGGCTTCATCTACGTCGAGGCCGACCCGCGTCAGCTCGTGCTGGATGAGGAGGTGCTGCCGTGAGCCCTGTCATTATCGGCGATGCATCGCTTTATCTGGGCGACTGCCTGCAGCGCATGCAGGAAATCGAAAGCGCCAGCGTTGATTTGATCCTTTGCGATCTCCCGTATGGGACGACTGCATGCGCCTGGGATTCCGTGATCCCATTTGCGCCGCTATGGGCCGAATACAAGCGCATCGCAAAAAAGGACGTCGCCATTGTATTAACGGCGACGCAGCCATTCACCACGGCCCTTATTTGGTCCAATATCGACGCCTTTAGCTACGAATGGATTTACGAAAAGACCAATCCGAAAGGGTTTCTGAACGCCAAGCGACGCCCGCTGACCGCGCACGAAAGCATTCTCGTTTTTAGCTACGGGAAGCCACCGTACTATCCGCAGAAATGGACGATCCCCGATCATTTGCGCACCAAACGGAAGCATGCCACCTCGAAGACGGCAGGAGAGGTCTACGGCGCACGCGATTTGGTGCGATGGGACGATGACGGGTCGCGTTTCCCAACCAGTGTTATCGGTTTCAGCAATCGAGTAGGCAGGGGCGAAAATTTCCATCCGACCCAGAAGCCAGTGGAAATGATGGAGTACCTAATCAAAACGTACACCGAGCCAGGCCAGATTGTGATGGATAACTGCATGGGCAGCGGCACAACAGGCGTTGCGGCGAAGCGGTGCGGGCGGAAATTCGTCGGATTCGAGCAGAAGAAAAGCTATTTCGAAATCGCGTGCGCCCGCATTGAGCAGGGCGCCTCTCATGGCCAGCTATTCGTTTCGGCGCCGATGGGGCAGGAGCAAGCCTGCATGTTTACGGAGGCCGCATGACCGCCACCTTCACCCCGCACCCGAAGCCAGTTCGGGAGCCGAAGCCGCCGCGCGGGCCGCGTCAGCGCAAATGCGCGGTCAGCGCATGCCGCACCCCGTTCGCGCCCAGGTCGATGACGCACAAGGCATGCTCGCCCGACTGCGCCGCCGCGCTGGCCCTGGCCACCCGCCAGGCCGCCGAGCGCAAGGCCGACCGCGCGCGCAAGCAGGCGATCAAGCCACGGGGCAAGCACATGGAAGAGACGCAGGCCGTGTTCAATGCCTTCATCCGTGAGCGCGACCGGCTCGCCGGCTACGCCTGCATATCCAGCGGGCGGCCGCTCGACTGGTCCGGGAACAACGTCGATGCCGGCCATTTTCGTAGCCGGGGCAGCGCGCCGCATCTGCGTTTCAACGAAGACAACGTGCACGCGCAGAGTAAGCAGGAAAACCGCTACGCATCGGGCAATGCCGTCGACTACCGGATCGGTCTGATCAAGCGCATCGGGCTGGCCGCCGTCGAAGCGCTGGAAGCCGACCAGGCGCCGCGCAAATGGACCATCGAAGAATTGGCCGCCATCAAATTCGAGTACCGCCAGAAGCTAAAACACCTCAAGGAGACCGCATCATGCTGACCACGCCGGAAAAACTGACTTGCAATACCTGCGCACACAAGGGCTTCAACATCATTTTTGCGATATTCGATCCATCGTTGCAGTTGTGCTATCGGCCCAACAGGACAATCGATCTGGTGACGGGCAAGCCCGAGAGTGCTTGGTGCAGTATCGAAAGGCGCGCGGAGGGGCGATGCGGGCCTACTGGTCGCTTCCACAGCGACGCACAGAAGGAGGCAGCGCCATGCTGAACGAAATCGAATTTCTGACCGTCGCGGCCCTGGTCATTACCGCCAGCCTCGTTATCTGCGGTCTGGTCCTGTCGATCGCTACGATCGTCGGCGCGTCGATGGAAAGCGCAGCGTGGCGCGAGTACAAGCGGAGGCGCCTGTGAGCGCCCGTGTCCAGGTTGTCGACCTGACCGGCGCCGATCTGGACTACTGGGTCGCGCGCGCCCGCGGCACGCCGGCCGAGCACCTGCGCATCGAAACGGTGCCCCGCACGGATAACCGCATCTGCGTAAACGCGTCCGGCCCGATCCCGGCGCGGTTCGACCCGTCGACGAACTGGGCGATTGGCGGGCCGATCATCGAGCGCGAACGCATCCATGTAGCGCCGATCTCGCGCCGCGAGTCACTTGGCGACTTGGCCGGCAAGTGGACCGCTTGCATCCACGCCGCCCCAGTCAGGCCGGCGGTTCAGTTCGGCGAGTCTGCTCTGGCCGCGGCCATGCGCGCGTACGTGGCCAGTGTGTACGGCGCCACTGTAGGAGCGGCGCCATGACCGATCGCCCGCTCACCGCCGCCGAGTACGCCGAGGTGCTCAACGCCGGCGCGCGCCGCAATCCTGAGCTGACCAAGGCCCAGCCGAAGGACCGATACCGCGACCCGGCCTGTTGCGCCAAGTACGCGGACGAGCGCGAGGAAACCGCCCGGAAGAAGGGTGTTGTAAACAGGAAGTATGCAGAAAATAAACAATCCTGAATGCATCATTTTTTGGTGGGATATGGTATGGTGGGAGGGTCATCTTTCGGAGCGGCTATGAACATCGCAGAATCAGCAGTAGTCGAAGCCGCTCCTGAGCGCGAATCGCCGTTCAACGTGGTCATGGGCATTTGGGCGAGGTGGATGCGCCTTGCGGACCAGCAGCACCCCGGCGGCGACGCCAACCTCCAGGACACGCGCGACTTTATGCGCACGGCAGAGGCGGTCAACGTGATGGTGGATGGCCTGCCGCGCGTGAACTGGTGGGCAGTGAAGAAAAGCCAGGGCATTTGCACTGTGTGGCGCTTTCCAGACAGCTCATACGCCGACGCGCTGCAGGGCGCTGAAGTAGCGCTGGTGCCCAAGATGAAAAATCATATTGCGGTCCGGCGATATTTCAATTAGGATATATACATTAGATGTGATTATTGCGTCTTAGGACCATACAACTACCCGCCTACCTTGCAGATAGCATTGAGGCACACAGAAGCCCGCACCGAAAGGTAGCGGGCTTCTTCCGTTTCGCGCGCACATAGCGAGGACATCATGATGTTCCGATTTAAGAGGCCGCCGTTTCCGGTACGCCTCTGGCGCAGCTATGTGGACTGGCGCGATTGCCTCGACCGTGGACCCGCACTGCGGGCCGCATGGTTCATGACCAGGTGCGAGCCATGACTGACACTACCAAGCCCGACAAGCGCAAGGTGCGCGCCTACATGGATCGACGCACTCGCCCCGAGCAAGAAGACCCACCGCCAACGTCCGACGACATTCGCCGAGAGTTGGGCTGGGAACTCATCCCCCCACAACGACGACACGAACGAGCAGCCATGACAACCGCACACGAGCGCACCTGGCTGATGATCGCCATCCAGCTGGGCATGCTGCAGAACGATATCGCCAAGAAGGCGCGCCACTCGGTCGGCATGAGCAACAGCCGGGTACCGCCAGCACAAGCAGCGATCGCCCGCATTCACTGATCATCAGCACGCGCCATCGCACTCCAGCGGCGCGACTCGTAATAGCGGGTGCAGTCACCGATGAACCATGGCTACGGTCTCCCACCGCAAGGCACCGCGGGCAATCGCGTAGAGCAGGCGGTGACACTCATGCGGGCCATGCCGGCGCGCTTACACAATCAGCCAAGGAGCAGACGATGAGAATCTCAGCCGATCCGCAGCACCCCGACTACAACGCAGCCATGTTGCCCGTAAATGTGTACCTCAACGGCGAGCGCCTGAACGATTGCGTCTTCGCGGATGAGGAAGGTGGCGAGGCAATCGTCGCAGCAAGGGACGAGCACGGCAACATCTACGTTGTCAGCGAAGAGATCGCAGTCGAGGTGATGCGCGGGCAAGTGCGCATCACGCCTCACTACATCACCGCAGTGCGGGCGCCACAAGCCAGGAATAAACCATGACCACCGTCGACCACACCAGGATCACCACACTGATCGAGCAACGCATCCGCGATGAAGTTCGGGATGAGAGCCGCGAGGCTGTAGACGCGTTCGCATCAGTGATTGAGGCCGAGCTTTATAAGCTGGGCGTCTACGCTCCATTGACCAACATGTACGAGCTGATCGAGCAGGTACGCACCAAGCACATCGAGAACATGGTCAACAAGCGCATCGTTGATCTGGTCGAGCGCCTGGTGCAGGGTGAGCAAGTCCCAGCGCAATCGGTGGTCGTCACCAGCGAGCGCGCACTGACGGCCCAGCAGGTTGAGCGAATCAAGAAGGGCATGCTGGATGACTTGCCAGCAGGGTGCAAGGTAGCAGTCCTGCATGGCGGGCTGACCGTTGGTGCTGTGGTTTAGGCACCCTCGTGAAACTGCAAACCCTCAAGCCGCGCCTGAAGGCAGCAATTCCCGGCCGCGCCCTCCCTGTCGCATCCCCTCAAGTAGCACAGCGCCTCCGTGGTAGCGCAGGGGTAGCGGACCGCATCAAGATCAGGACGCGCGACTGTGGTCTGTGTCAGGTGTGCAAGAGGCCCGGCTACCTCGTCGACCACATCAAGCCGCTGATAGACGGCGGATCGGATGAAGATACCAACAAGCAACTGTTATGCGCACCGTGCCATGACGACAAGTCCGCACGAGAGGCGGCGGCCCGCGCGGGATCGTAGTACCGAGCAACATTTCATCTGTGCAATGTGTTGCATCCGAGCATGGGTAGGGCGGGTCGAAAGTCTGGCGCGATTTTGACCGGACACCCCTAGTTACCTCACGCACAGAATTTATCCCCCATTTCAAAAGGATTTCAAGATGGCAGGCAAACCCGGTCGTAGCGGCGGTGCGCGTATCGGCTCGGGGCGCAAGTCCAGTTCATATCACGCGATGGTTGCCGCCGGAGAAATCAAGTTGGATCAGAAGCCGGTCCGGGCGTTCCGCGACGTTCCGTGCTTCGTCTACATCGTGCACGAAGTACTTCAGCCTGGAGTTTGCAAAATCGGCGTGGCGCTCAATGCAGCAAGGCGGGTGTCCCATTTGCAGGTGGGGACGTGGCGTGACTTGGTGCTGGCCGAATCGTTCCTTTGCCCAACTGAAGAAGCTGCCCACTTGGTTGAGCGCGAAGTCCACCTCGCGCTGAAGGAATATCACTGCCGCGGCGAGTGGTTCGCTGTAACCCCAGACTTCGCTGCCAATGCAGTGCGTAGCGCAGCAGCGCGTGCCAACGCCAACTTGGCGGGCGCTGCAATGACAACAGGTGGAGTTCAGAGTGAGCGATTCTAAAAAAGAAAAGGGCTGGGGCGGCGCCCGGCCGGGTGCTGGCCGTAAGGCGAATCCCAAGCCGGAAGCGACGCCGATTCCACCGCATATCGCCCAGGTGGTAGATGGGCAGCCGCTTGACCCGCGCCCGGCGCTGGAGCAAGTTGCACTCGGCCTGCTCGAAGTCACGCCGCAGCAGTACAAGGCACTCACCGCGCTGCTGCCCTATGTGCACAGCAAGAAGGGGGAAGGCGGCAAGAAGGAAGCTGCGGACAAGGCAGCCAAGACAGCGGGCGCTGGCAAGTTCGGCGCCCGCCAGCCGCCCCGGCTGGTATCCAGTAAATGAACGAGTGGTCCACGGCGTGTCCGGACTGGGAGCGCCGGATCGTTGCGCAAGAGTCACTGATTCCTTTCGAGCCGCTGTTCCCCGATGAGGCCCGGGCGGCGCTTGAGGTCTTCGGCGCGCTGCGCATGGTGGACGCCACCGGCAGCCCGCTGATGTGCGAAACGGTGCGTGCGTGGGTGAATGAGTTCGTGGCGGCTATCTTCGGCGCCTACGACGCGGAAGCCGGCCGCCGGCTTATAAACGAATTCCTGCTGCTAATCAGCAAGAAGAACGGCAAGTCGACCATCGCGGCCGGAATCATGCTCACCGCGCTGATCCTGAACTGGCGGCCGAGCGGCGAATTCATCATCCTCGCGCCGACCAAGGAGGTCGCGGACAACGCGTACAAGCCGATCCGCGACATGATCGCCGCTGACGAAGAACTGAAAGCGCTGTTTCAGGTGCAGGACCATCTGCGCACGGTGACGCACCGCGAGCTGATGGCGACGCTCAAGGTGGTGGCCGCCGACAGCGACACGGTGTCCGGCAAGAAGGCAATCGGCGTGTTCGTCGACGAGCTGCACGAATTCGGCAAGCAGGCGAAGGCGGCGAACATGCTGCTGGAGGCCACAGGCGGCCTGACGTCGCGGCCAGAAGGCTTCGTGATCTACGCGACCACGCAGTCGGAAGACCCGCCGGCTGGGGTGTTCCGCGAGAAGCTGCTGTACGCCCGTAAGGTGCGCGACGGCGTGGTGGTCGACAAGACATTCCTGCCGGTGATGTACGAGTTTCCCGCGGCGATGCTGGAGGCAGGCGAGCACCGCAAGCTAGAAAACGCCTACGTAACAAACCCGAACTGGGGCCTGTCGGTGGACGCCGCGTACATCGAGAAGAAGCACAAGCAGGCTGTCGAGGCCGGCGAGGAAGACTTCCGCCGGTTCCTGGCCAAGCACCTGAACGTTGAGATCGGCCTAGCGCTGCGGTCCGACCGCTGGGCTGGCGCGGACTTCTGGGAGCGCCAGGCGATCCCAGTGTTCTCGCTGGAAGAGTTGATCGAACGGTCGGAGGTGATCGACGCTGGGTGCGACGGCGGCGGCCTGGATGACTTGCTGGGGTTCGCAGTTGTTGGCCGGTGCGCGACGACGCGGCGCTGGCTGGTGTGGGGGCATGCCTGGGCGCATCCGGTGGTGCTGGAGCGCCGCAAGGAAGTGGCGGCCCGACTGCTGGACTTTGCAAAGGCCGGGCACCTGACGTTGGTGAAAGAGGTCGGGGAGGACGTGGCGGCAGTCGCGGCCCTGGTCGCCCAGCTGGAAGCATCCGGGAAGTTTGACCGTATTGGCGTCGATCCGAGCGGCTTGGGCGGCATCCTAGACGCGATGCTGGCGGCCGACGTGCCAGAGGAAAAGATCGTTGGCATTTCGCAGGGCTGGAAGATGACCGGCGCGATCAAGACCGCTGAGAGAAAGCTGGCTGAGGGCGTAATCGTCCACGGCGGGCAGCCAATGATGGCTTGGTGCATCAGCAATGCGCGCATCGAGCCGCGCGGCAACGCAGTAATTATCACAAAGCAGGCGTCAGGCACGGCGAAGATTGACCCGCTGATGGCGATGCTGAACGCGGTGTCCTTGATGGCACTGAACCCCGAAGCAAACTCAGGCAGCATCACACAAGGATACGTGGAGCTATGAAATTTTTCGACGCGCTTGTCGCCATGATCACCGGGCGGCAGGACTCGTCACGCCCAGAAGTTAGCAACGTGACCTACAGCGACAGCGTGATGGACGCGTTCGGCGTTTCGTCAGCCGGTACCACCGTATCGGCCACCACGGCAATGCGCGTGTCGGCGGTGGCCGCCTGCGTCGCCAAGATCAGCGGCGCGATCGTGAACATGCCAATTCACGAATACTCACTGGAGGACGGCGATATTCCGGGCCGCGTGGCGCGCAGCGATACATGGTATCTGCTAAACGAGCAGCCGAGCCCGAACTACACCGCGGCGTCGATGTGGGAGGGCGTGAGCATGGCGCAGCTGCTGCGCGGTGACGCGTTTGCCCTGATCCGCCGGCGCATGAACGGTTCGGTGCGCGAGATTCTGCCGCTGCCATGGGGCGCTGTGTCGCCGATGCGCACCGTTGGCCAGGGCGTGCGCTACTACGTGAATCTGCCCGAGCACGGCATTTCGACTTGGTTCGACCCTGCCGACATTCTGCACTTTCCGGGCCTTGGCTTCGACGACACGACCATGCGGTCCATGTCTGCCATTCAGTATGGCGCGCGCAGCGCGATCGGCAATGCACTTGCGATGGACGAGTACAGCGGGAAGTTCTTCGAGGGTGGCGCGCATCCATCGATCATTCTCAGCACCGACAAGAAGATGGCCCCAGGGCAGGTCAAGGACATGCAGGAGGCGTTTGCGCGCCGACACTCGGGCCTGGCGAATGCCCACCGCCTGCCGTTCATCTTGACCGAAGGATTCAGCGCCAAGGAGATCAGCCTGTCCGCCGAGGACGCCCAGCTGCTGGAGGCGCGCAAGTTTCAAGTGCTCGACGTTGCGCGCGCGTTCGGCGTTCCTGGTTTCATGATCAACGAATCCACCGGCGCCACGTCGTGGGGCTCCGGTATCGAGTCGATCGGGCGCGCGTTCGTGCAGTACACGCTGCAAACCTGGCTGCGGAAGATCGAACAGGAACTGAACCGCAAGCTGTACCCGCGCAATACGCGCCGCTTCCTCGAATTCTACCGGGAGGCGCTTTACGAAGGCGACATCGCGGCACAGGGCGAGTATTTCCGGTCGGCCTTGGGCGGCCCGGGCGCCGGCGACGGCCACATGTCGATCAACGAAGTCCGCCGTATCAAGCGCATGGCGCCGATCCCTGGCGGCGATGAAGTCTACCGCGCACCGCGCGACCAACCACAACCCGCATCGAAAGCCGCCGAATGACCTACCTCATGCAACTTTGTATTGACAACGCCGCAAGCTCGGTAGCGAAGCAGGAGATTTTCGTCTCGAACAGCGCCGGCCAGACGCTCTACATCCGTGGCGTCATCGCGTCGAACTTCGATGCGAACGCGGCCGACGTGATCGCCAGCCTGAATAAGGCTGACCCGGGTCAGGTGCTCAACATCCGCTTCAACACCCCGGGCGGCGATGTGTTCCAGGGTAAAGAGATCGCCGCGGCGATTAAGAGCTACCCGGGCAAGACAATCGGCCACGTCGATAGCCTGTGCGCCAGCGCTGGCACGAGCATTGCCATTTCGTGCGACGAAATCGAAATGAGCAAAGGCGCTTTCTTCATGATTCACAACGCGCAGGGTATGGCGTTTGGCGATAAAAAGGCGCTGCGCGATCGCGCCGACCTGGTTGAGAAGATCGAATTGTCCATCGTGGATGACTACACCGAAAAGACCGGCAAGCCTGCAGAGGACGTAATCGCAATGATGGAGGCGGAAACCTGGATGAGCGCTGAAGAGGCGCTGTCCCATGGGTTCATCGATCGCATCGCCGGTGCGCCGGCCAAGACATCGAACGCCTGGAACCTGGCGGCCTATGCAAATGCGCCCGCTGCGCTCGCGCCGCAACCGCCAGCAGCAGAGCCTGCGCCAGCCCCAACGCCAGTGCCATCCATGACGCAGGCAAACACTAACCGCCTCGCACTTATTCAAGCCCTGTAACGCTTCTCGCGTACGCCCGCCGAGGTCGGTCACCTCACCCAATCGGGAGCCTTCACGGCTCCCTTTTTTATTGAAAGATCACATGATCACTATCGAAGCCCTCCGCGAGAAGATTGCAAACCTCGCCGTTCAAGCCAACCACCTGCTCGCTGAAAAGGGCGATCAGACTTGGTCGAAGGACGACCAGCTGAAATTCGACAATTTCGCTGCCGATATCGAGTCGGCCAAAGGCCAGATTCGCAACATCGAGAAGATGCGCGAGCTGGAAGCCGACCAGTATTTCAAGGAAAACGGCCCGACGAACAAGGCAGAGCAAGGCGTCACCGTCGATGCTCTGGTTGCGGTCGCGCTGTACATGCGCAACGGCACCAACGTCACGAACGAGCAAGCCATTGCCATCCGCAATGCGATGTCGACCACCACTCCGGCAGAGGGCGGCTATACCGTTCCAGCCGAAATCGCCACCATGGTCATCGAAAAGCTGAAGGCGTTCGGCGGCATGCGCGAAGTGGCCACGATCATTTCGACTACCGGCGGCAACCCGCTGAACTACCCAACGTCGGACGGCACCGGTGAGGTTGGCGAGATCGTTGGTGAGAACGCCGCAGTAACTGGCGCTGATGTCACGTTCGGCACGGTCGCGCTGCCGGTGTTCAAATACTCGTCCAAGAAAATCGCGTTGCCGCTGGAATTGATCCAGGACAGCGCGATTGATGTTATCGCTCTGGTGGTGGCGCGCCTGGCCATGCGTATCGCGCGCATCCAGAACACGCACTACACAGTCGGCGGCGGAACAACCACCCCGGACGGCGTAATTCCGCGCGCTGGCGTCGGCAAGATCGGCTCGACCGGCCAGACCGTCACGATTACCTACGACGACACGATCGACCTCAAGCACGCAGTTAATCGCGCATATCGTGCGAACGCCGCGTACATGATGAACGACCTCAGCGTCGCCACCGTCTCGAAGCTCAAGGACACCACTGGCCGGCCGATCTGGACTCCCGCCATCACCGCTGACGCGCCTGACCTGCTGAACGGTCACCGGGTTGCCATCAACGACGACGTTGCGGTCATGGCAGCCAATGCGAAATCCATCGCGTTCGGCGACTTCTCGCAATACACCATCCGCGATGTGGCCGGCAGCACCGTTCTGCGTCGCTTCGATGATTCGGCGTTCGCCCTGAATGGCCAGGTCGGCTTCTGCGGCTGGCAGCGCTCGGGCGGCAACTTGCTCGAGCCGGCCGCCGTGAAGGTGTACCAGAACTCGGCCACCTAAGCCGCGCGCGGCGGGCTTCGGCTCGCCGCCTCTTCACTTAACGAAAGAACCCCATGGCGAAATTAAACAAGGCTCCGGACGGCGCCGTGAAGGCCCGCGTCCTGGTCGGCTGTGCGCTCGGCAACTGCGATGACGTGGTTGAGGTGGCTGTTGACGACTTGCCCGGCCTTGTCGGCGTAGTCGATGCCGACCCTGCTGCTGTCGCATATGCCGAAACCCTGACGAAAGAATAATTATGACCATCCGCCTGCTCTGCGCCTATTCAATTTACCCAGCGAACGCGATCGTTATTCTGGACTCTGGCACCGAAGCCGGGCTCGTAGCCGCAAAGCAGGCGAGCACCGATCTTACTGGCGGGGCCATCTACATCGGGAAGTATTCGGGTTCGGGCGAGCCAAGTTCAGGCGAGCCGATCACGCGCACCGAAGCACTGTCGCGCATTTGGGGCATCTGTGGAACTGGTGGTGTTTTGCATCCTGGCGCCAACCAGTCCGCCCTCAATTTCACGACCAGCCTCAAGATGGAAATGGAGGCGCATTTTTATGCTGTGCGAGTCCTGCGCATCAACCGATCCGCCGCCAACTCGCTCGACGCACAGAAAGCCGTCATCGGCGTGACCGGCTCGAACGCGACCGATACTTCGTACGGGCTGACTGCTGCTCAGAACACTGCTGCGCCAGTCATTAACGGGGTTGCGTATGCCCAGCTTGCGCCGGCCGGCACGGCGAACGGGTTCCAGCCCGTTATCTGGCCTGGCCGCGAAGTCGTCAGCCTGACGAATTCCACCACCACCGCAACGCTGACGACCAAGGTTCCGCACGGCCTCATTACCGGCGCCACAGTGACAGTACGCAATGCCGACTTGGCGGCCTACAACGTCACTGCCACGGCCATTACTGTCACCAGCACGACCGCGTTCACCTACACGATGGGCGCGGACCCAGGCGCGGCGGCAGCCGTCGTCGGCAGCTACACCGCCAATATGGTAGGCGTGCTCAAGCCGAATGTAGACCAAACGTATGCGCTATCAGAGAAGACGTACATCAAGAGCGTGCCGCGCCTCGACGGCAGCGCTCGCCCTCTGCTGATGATTCGCCTGCATTGCAACGGAACGATCTACCCATTCCCGTTCCACACGATGTCCGCATTAGCCAGGACGCCGAGCGCAGCATTGCGCGGCCGGACTTTTCAGACGGCCTATGCGCTCAGCGATGCCGTTGGCACGCTCAGCACCAATATGAGCTTGGCCGGCGAGCTGCTGGACGTGTACCCGGTCGTGTCGTACTCAGTTCCGGTCATCAGCATCTGGCATGCGAATGATTCGACCGGGCAAAACGACGCGCTGGTTGCCGACAAAATATCGTCCTGGATGCACCGGGCGTGCCTCACCTTATCGACGCCGCAGAAGCCGATCGTGTTTGCCAATTTCGGCGCCAGTTCCCAGACGTCGATGACTTACTGGAATCAGGTAAAGGCTGCACTGGCCGCAGGTGCGCCGCCGCCGTCGGTCCTGATTGTCGGCTGCGATAGCGTGAACGACGGCGTCAACACCGACGGCACCATCACCAACGCGTTCGGTCTGGCGGCAGATGTGATCAGCACTTGTAAGAAATACGGAATCCCGAAGGCGGTTATGCATCCGCGCATGCCTCTGAACACTCTGAATACGGCGCAATACGCGTTGAAGGTTGCTCAGGACATCGAACTGGCGAAGTTGGCTGCATCCTACGGAATCGAGTGGATGTCGCTGTCCGGCTTAGGCGATGGCGCGAATCCGGAGCGTTGGGTCCCGGCGCTCAATAGTTCAGGTGACGGATTTCACCCGAACGAGATTTGCATCGAGACCATTCTTGCGACCCAAGCGGCAGCCTTCATTGCTTCGAAGTTTCTGTAAAAGCCACCATGACCTCACGCCAAACCACCCCGCCGGCCCAGCTGGCGGTTTCGCTCGAAGCTGCCAAGTTGCAGCTTCGCGAGACAACGGCCGACCTGGACGCGTCGATCACGCTGTCGCTCAAGGGCATCACGCGCGAGTGCGAGCACCAGATCGGCCGCGCCCTGATATCGCAGGGCTGGCAGCTGGCTTTGCCGGCGTTCGAGGATGCATTGCGCCTGGAGCGCGCGCCGCTCATCGCCGTGCAGAGCGTCAGCTACTACGACGTCAACAACGTGCTCCAGGTGCTGGCGCCGGAAGCCTACTACGTCGACGCCGTGACCGAGCCGGGCTACATCGTGCCAGCTGCGGGCGCGACCTGGCCGGAGACATACGCGCGCCGCAACGCCGTGGTCGTGGAATACACGTGCGGCTACGGCCTGACCGCCGCCAGCGTGCCCGAGAACGTGCAGCTCTATATCCTGGCGCGCCTGTCCGAGCAGTTCGACCCGGCGACGCGCGAGTTCAAGGCCACCTCGCAATCGATGTACGTGGACAGGCTGCTGGACGCCTGCCGGGTGTACGGATGAGCGCCTTCGCGCAAACCCTGCGCGACCTTGTGACGATCCAGGCGCCAGCCGGCCGCGACGCGATCGGGCAGCCTATTCCGGGCGGCTGGGTCGAGTTCGCCAAGGTATGGGCCGACATTCTCCATACAGGCGGGATGGAGGCGATCAAGGCCGGCGCCGTGACGTCGACCGTGCAGGCGTCGATTCGTCTGCGCCAGCGCGCGGGCCTGCATGCCGGCATGCGCGTGCTGCACGACGGCACCATTTACAAGGTGCTCGCCGTGCTGCCAGACAAAGTGCGCCGCCAGTACCTCGACCTTGTTTGCGAGATTACGAAATGATCACTATCGACGCGAGCGCGTTTCAAGACGCGATCAAAGCCGCAACCGACCAGATTGCGGGCGCTGTGGGCGAATCGAGCCTGCGCGCCGCGGGTTTCGCCGGCGCCGAGGTATTCCGTGACGAGGCGATCCGCAACGCAGCCTCGCACAAGAAGACCGGCGTCTTGATGCGCAACATCATCGCGAAGCGCCTGGACGAAGAGTCGGACGGCGATAAGCGCCAAGCGTATCTGGTCACGGTCCGGTCCGGCAAGTTCGGCACCGATGGCGACGCTTTTTACTGGCGCTTCGTCGAAAACGGTCACCGCTTTGTGCGCCGCAAGAACAAAAAGCAGTCGCTCAAGGCGGCGCGCGCGGCGTCGGCGCTGGAGTACGGCACGGCCAGCGCGCCGGCCTACCCGTTCATGCGCCCGGCTTACGAGAGCAAGAAGCAGGAAGCGGCCGAGGCTGTGACCGCCAAGCTGGCCGAGAAAATGGCCGAGAAAGCTGGTGGCGCATGAGCATGGAATTGATGGTGTTCGAGGCGCTGCAGGGCTTTGTCAAAGGCGACGTCTATCCGGACTTCGCCCCTGAAGGCACGCCGCCGCCTTACATCACTTTCCAGGCGGTCGGCGGCGATCCGATTAATTTTCTCGATGGTGGCGCGCCCAGCAAAGAGCGTGTACGCGTGCAGGTCAGCGTGTGGGCCTCCACGCGCGTGGAGGCGTCGAGCATAGGCAAGCAGGCAGAGAACGCCTTGCGCGTCGTGACGGGCTTGCAAACCACTGTGGTGACGGGCCGCATGGCCACGTTCGATGAGGATGCCGGACTGCGCGGCACGATGCAGGACTTTGAATTTTTCACCTGATCTAAACTTTTTCATGCCCATTTCGGGCGAACCCACGACCCGCCTTTGAGCGGGTTTTTTATTTCCCGAAAGGAAAACACAAATGGCTGTTTCTCTCCCAAACGGTATCGTGCTCGCTCTGGCGACTGCGTACGCGGCAAACCTTACCGTCACCGCCGCATCCAATGCATCGGAGGCGGTGCTGACCGTTACGAATACCCTGGTGGCCGGTGACTTCTTCGAATTCACCTCGGGCTGGAGCCGCGCGAACAACCGCGTGTTCCGCGTGAAGTCGCCGAGCGGCACCACCATCGTCGTGGAAGGCTTGGATACCACGTCGACGACCGCATTCCCTGCCGGCTCTGGTGCGGGCACGATCCGCAAGATCAACACCTGGACGCAGATCACCCAGATCATGGGCTGCACCAGCTCGGGCGGCGAACCGCAGTACCAGACCTACTCCTTCCTGGAGCAAGACTTCGACAGCCAGATTCCGACCACCACGTCGGCCCAATCGGTCGCCCTGGAAATCGCGGATGATCCGGCGCTCGCTGGCTATCAGGCGCTCAAGGCCGTGGCGCAATCGCGCGCGACCACGGCGCTGCGTGCCACTCTGCCAGCCGGCGGGTTCATCCTCTACAACGGCATCTGCGCCTTCGACGAAACGCCATCGCTCAGCAAGGGCAACCTGATGGCCGTCAAGGCTGGTATCGCGCTGCAGGGCCGCCCGGTTCGTTACGCGACCTAACCACCTGTTGTCTCCCGGCCCGCATCAGCGGGTCTTTCTATGCCGGCGGCTTGATCCCCGCCGGTCTTTTTCTCTCTCGAAAGCAAAAAATGACCAAGACAAACGCAAAAAAATTCTCCCTCTCCGTCGCCCCGACCTTCAAAGCACCAGTGGCCATTGCCATCCCGGGCGCCGGCGAAGCGCAAATCATCTTCACCTTCAAGCACCGCACGAAGGACGAGCTCAAGGAATTCATGGAGTCGCTCAAAGCGGCCGACACTGAGGACGGCCCGAACGATGCCGACGTGCTGCTCGACATTGCCAGCGGCTGGGACTTGGACGAGCCGTTCGACGCTGCCTCGCTGGAAATGCTGACGCAACGCTATATGGGCGCGGCGCAGGCGGTTATCGGCGCCTACTTTGGCGAGCTGACGGGCGCCCGCACAAAAAACTGATCGCGCTTGCAGAGGACATGTATCGGAAAGGCCCGACGCCGGAGGAATTGGCGGCGGCCGGCCTGACCGAGGCAGACTTTGCAGGCGAACCAGCGGTGGAGCCGTGGCCGGATAACCTGGCTGCACTGCTGCTGTTCCAGTACCTGCGCACACAGTGGCGCACCGGTGCCGGCGGCCCCAGCGGCCTGGACTACACGGTGCTGCACCGAAAAATGGATCGCATGGGCCTGGCCCCTGACGACTACGACCAGCTCGAGCACGATATCCAGATCATGGAAATCGCCGCGCTCAACTGTATCTACGCAAAAACATAGCCGCCTCCGGGCGGCATTTCTATTTGGGCAAGCCAATGGCAGAAATTACAAACACCGCGACGATCAAAGTCGTGCTCGATGCCGATGGCGTCGAGGTTGGCTTGCGCAAGATCGATCAGGGCGCAGCAAAGACCGGCGCCGCCATCGACGCCCTGGGAAAAAATACGGGCGTCAACAACCTGGGGGACGGCGCGGAGGCTGCGGCCGGCAAGTTCACCGGCAGCACGAAGACGATCATCAATGATATTCAGCGCCGGACCGCCGCAATGGAACTGGGCAAGAAAGGCACGGTCGAGTATTACGCCGCGCTGGCGGACCAGAAGGGCATCAATCAAGCGGCCTTGAAGCCATACTTGGACCAGCTGGACGCCGTGACGCGCAAGACTGCGCTGGCCGCCGAGGCTCAGCGCAAGTTGGACGATGGCACCAATTTCCTCCAAGGGCTGCAAGCGAAGGCTGATGCGATTGGTAAAACCGCGTCCGAGTTGACCGCCATGCGGGCGGCGGAGCTGGGTGTTGCTGAGGCGGCTGCCCCGCTGATTGAACAGTTGCGCGCGGCAGAGGAGGCGGCTGGCGACAGCGGAGAGGCGTTCAGCAAAACGGAGTTGGCATTGGGCGCGCTTGCGGCCGTCGCCGGCGCCGGGGCGATGTTCGGCAGCTTGATTCTGGAAGTCGCAGAAATGGCCGATGATTTGGGTGATCTCAGCACCACCACCGGAATTGCTGTTGATGATCTTGCTGGGCTAAAGGCCGCAGCAGGAAAGGCCGGTAGTGATCTGGACGGCACGGCAAAGGCCATCAATAAGCTGTCCGTCAACATCGCCGGGAACGCAGCGCAATACGCCAAGCTCGGGGTAAGTGCGAAGGAGCCGCTTGAAGCGTTCAAGCAGTTTGCCGACGTTTTCTCGTCCATCCAAGACCCGCAGTTGAAGGCGAAGCTGGGCGCGGAGGCGCTGGGCGAATCGTGGCAGACTGCGGCCCCGCTGCTCTCCGAGGGCAGCAAGAAAATCGGCGAACTTGTTGCGCAGGGCAAGGCCGCAGCAAACATGACCGAGGACTTGGCAGAAGAGGCCGGCGAGTTCAATGCGAGCCTGGCCGATCTCAATGGCACGGTCGACGGGTTCAAGACCAAGTTGGTCAGCGATGTTCTCCCCAGCCTCAACCAAGTCACACGGGCGCTGAAGGAGGCGTACGAGGAATCCGGGTTATTGCAAACCGCGTGGGTCGGCCTGGGCGCTCTCGGAGCCCTGGCGTTCACGGACGAATTCTCCAGCGCGACCGTAAAAATCAAGAACCTTCGTGAAGAGCTATTCAGGTATCAGCAAGACCTGGAGCTTAGCACCAACACCCCATATGTTGGATTCATTGAGCGACTGGTGCTCGGGAAAACGCCCGATTCACTGAAAGGGAAAATCGCCGCAGCAGAGGCGCAGATCAAGCAGCTTGAGGGCCTTGCTAAGTCTCCAGAAAAGGACGCTGCCGCTGCTGCGGCGAGCGCTGCCGCTTCGGCGCAGGCAAAGAAGGAGGGAGAGGAGGCAGCAAAGAAGGCGTCCGAATTCTTGAAGCTGGACGAAGAAAACCGCCGTAAATCCGCTGCTGCTGCAAAGGCGGAAATGGATGCGTACCGGGGGCTGACGGGCGCAATCAACGAACGAATCAACGCGACGGGGCGCGAGATCGCCGGGCTCGAACCGCTGACTGAATCTCAGAAACTGCAAGCCACGTTGACTGATCGCATTCGAAATGGCGAGCTGAGCTTGACGGCGGCGCACAAGGAGAGCTACGAGCAGCTAATCAAGAAACTCAGCGCGAACGAAGCATTTTTGGTGTCGACCAAAAACGTGGCGAAAGTGCATTCGGAATATGCAAAGTTCCTCAAAGAGCAGGCGGATGCGCTGAACAAGCCCGTGCTTGATGCTAAACGGGAGGCCGATGCAAACGAGGCTCTAGTGCGCAACTTCGGGCTGACTAGGGCGGCGATCGAGGAGCTTACCGTCGCGCGACTTGAGGATCAGCTAGCGCAGCGGTCTGCGGCGGCCCTGACACTGGATCAAATCGACGCGCTCCAAGCTGAAATTGCCGAACGCAAGCGCAGTGTTGCAGCTTTGCAGAACATTGACGGAAGGGAGGCGGCGAAGAAAGCAAACGATGCGATGGTCGCGGATTGGGAGCAGACGGTTGCTCAGTACGACGACATCTTCCGCACCGGCTTCGCCGACATGCTGAACAACGGCAAGGATGGCTGGAAGTCGTTCACAAAGTCTCTGGTCACGACATTCAAGACCAGTGTCGCGGACCAAATCTACAAAATGTTTATTAAGCCGCTGGTGGTGCAGGTCGTCGGCAGTATGGTAGGTGGTGGCGCGGGTGGCGCGGGTGGCATTTCTGCCGGCAGCTTGGTGACCATGGGTCAATCGATCTATAGCGCATTTACAAACGCATCCTCAACAGGCGGCGGCCTGGCCAATATGGGCAAAGCCCTGTTCTCCAGCTTTAGCGGTGCTGCTGCGTCCAGCGGTGCCGCTGGGGCAAGCGCAGCAGGGGTCGGGGCAAATGCGGCCGGCGGCGCTAGTGCAGCAGGTGCGGCAGGCGCTGGCGGGATCGGTGCGTCTGGCGCCATCCCGATTGTCGGTTGGATCGCCGCCGGCATGGCACTGTCGAACTCGCTCTATAAAAAAGGATGGGACGCACAGAACGGCTCTATCTCGTCGACCGGCCCGGTGGCGCCATTCAACGCGCCGATGCTGCACCTGAATACCGGCCTGCAAAAGCTCGGGATGAGCAACACGCTGGCCAACATGTTCTCGGGCGCGTCGACCGTTTCTCGCCTGTTCGGCCGCAAGAATCCCGAGGTCAAGGACTTCGGCATTGAAGGCACGTTCGGCGCATCAGGTTTCGACGGCAAGACGTTCCAAAATATTCTGGAAAAAGGCGGCCTGTTCCGCAGCGACAAGCGCTACACGAAGGACGGGGCACTTGACGCGGCCGGCGACAGCACCTTCGACGACACCATCAAGAACCTCATGACGGCCGTCAAGGGCTTCGGTGCGCAGATGGGCATCGAGGCAGCGCAGATCGACACCTACACCAAGGCGATTAAGCTCACCCTGACCAGCGACGAAGCGAAGAACCAGGAGCTGATTACCGGGGTATTTGGCGATATCGGGAACGACCTGGCCGCCCTGCTGATCCCGACCATCGGCGCACTCGCTGCCAAGGGCGAATCGGCATCGGCCGCACTGCAACGCATCGCCATCGATTACGCGGTGATCGATGCCGGCTTGGCGTCGATTGGCGAATCTTTCGGCGCAGTAGGCGTGGGCTCCCTGGCCGCGCGCGAAAAGCTCGTTGAACTGTCTGGCGGAATCGACAATTTCAGCAAGGGCATTTCGTTCTTCAGCCAGAACTACCAGACCGAAGCGGAGCGCATGACGGCGCTCGGCAAGACGGTGGATGCGGCGTTTGCGTCGCTGGAAATCACGGTGCCGACGACGCGAGACGAGTTCAAGAATCTCGTGCTTGGGCTTGACCTCACGACCGAGAAGGGCGCGAAAACGTTCGCCGGCCTGATGAGCATTCAGGAGGCTTTTGCAACATTAAACCCGGCACTGGCCGCCAGCGAAGAGGCCGTGCGCTCCCTGAAGGATATCGCCGCCGAGCGCGCCGGCCTGCAGGGCCAAGTCGACCAGCTGACGATGACCCCGGCAGCCTACGCTGAAAAGCAACGTCTGGCTGAGCGCGGAAATCTCGACGACAGCAATCGGCCGCTGTTCGACCAGCTGACTGGCGCTAGGGCCGCCGCCGCGCTGGCCGTGGTCAACAAGACCTACGAGGACCAGATTGCTGGATTTGTCCGCGCAACCATGTCGGCCAGCGAAATCCGTGCTCTGGAAACAAAGGGCATGGACGAAACGACCATCAAGCTTTACGACTTGGTGGCCGCGTACAACGCTAGCGCGGTCGCATCTGGCATTGCCAAGGAAGCGGCCGACCGCCTCGCGGCAACCAACAAGGGTTATGAGGACCAGATTCTGGTCTTCGAGAAGGCCGGGCTGTCGGCGGCCGAGCTGCGCAAGTTGGAAACGAAGGGCATGGACGAGTCGACGGTCAAGCTGTACGACAAGTTGAAAGCGCTGGAGGCGGCCAAGCTCGCGCAGGATGCGGCCGACCGTGCCGCAGCAGAGGCGGCAGCCATGCGGACGCGCGACGCAGAAGAGTATGCCCGCGTCCAGCAGCGGCTTGCCGACGAGGCGCAGCGCGCAGCGGAGCAGATGCGTGACGCCTGGCAGTCGGTCACCGACTCGATTTTTGACGAGGTGAAGCGTATTCGCGGGCTTGCTGCTGGCGACGGCGCATCCACCTTGGCCGGCGCGCAAGCCGAGTTCGCAATCAAGAGCGCCCAGGCCCAGGCCGGCAACCAAGACGCGGCGAAGCTGCTGCCGTCGATCTCGCAGAAGCTGATCGAGCTGGCCGAAGCGAACGCCACATCGTTGCTGGACCTGCAGCGCATCCGCGCGCGCACGGCCGCCAGTCTCGATGCCACCGGCGCCATCCTCGCGGCGAAGTTCGGGCTGACGCTGCCGAGCCTGGCCGTGGGCACCAACTACCTGCCGGCCGACATGGTGATCCAGGCGCACGAAGGCGAGCGCGTGATCCCAGCCGCCGACAACCGCGCACTGATGCAGATGATCAACCGGCCTGCGCAGGCCGACACATCGGCGGCGGCGCAGCAGCAGTCGCGCGACGAAATGTCCGGACTGCGCGCCGAAGTGCGGGCGATCGCACTCAGCAACGCCGAGCTCGTGCGCATGGGTAACCGAGTCAACGAAAATGATGCTGTGAAAGTGAGGGTAGTTGTATGAAGGTAATCAAGCCGACCACGATCACGACGGCCATGCTGACCAGCAGCACCGTGGCCGAGCCGGCCGCGGGTGAAGTGGCGTGGAATGCGGCCACCGCCTACGCGCTCGGCGCCGTCGTTATCCGGACGTCTACGCACATGAAGTACGAGCGCGCTGTTGCCGGCACTTCGGCAACGGCACCCGAAAGCGACCCGACGAACTGGCTGCCGGCCGGGCCGACGCTACGCTGGGGGATGTTCGACCGGAAGATCGGCACGGCCACCACCGCGGCGACGTCGATCACGGTCGTGACGCAGCCGGGCGCTGTCTCTGGGCTGGGCATGCTGGAGTTGGTCGGGCGCCAGGTCGTGGTGACCCTCAAGAATGCGCCAGGCGGCACCACAGTCTACAGCCGCACCGTGAACCTCGACGGCACGCTGGTCACCAGCGTCTACGACTGGTTCTTCATGGACTTCGAGCAGCTGACCGACTTCGTGCTGACAGACCTGCCGCAGCACTACGCGAGCTGCGAGCTGACGGTCACGATTACGAGCACCACTCCGGTATCGGTCGGCGTGCTTCAGGTGGGCCAGGTGCTGGCCATAGGGCGCACGATTGGCGGCTCGACCGTGGGCATCATCGACTACAGCCGGAAGGAGAGAGACCGCTTCGGCAACTTCGATGTGGTGGAGGGCGATTTCAGCAAGCGCAATAGCCTGCAGGTACTCACCGCTGCAAGCGAGTTCAACAAGATTTTCCGATCGCTCGCCTCTCTGCGCGCAATCCCGTGCATCTACATCGGCGCCGACCAGATCGGCTACGAGCCGATGATCAACTACGGCTTCTACAAAGACTTCTCGATGGTGGTGGCCTATCCGCAGCACCATCTTTGCAACCTCGAAATTGAAGGACTTTCGCAATGACGATCACCGCCATTCCACCGCTCGACCGCACCTCACCGACGTTTCGCACGGAGGTCGATACCTACTTTGCCACCAGCATTCCGACCTTCACCACCGAAATTAATGCGCTGGCTACGGACCTGACGACCAAGCAGGGTATTGCCAGCGGCGCCGCCACGACAGCGACCACTGCGGCGGGCACCGCCACCACCAAGGCGGGTGAAGCACTTACCAGCGCCGGCAATGCCGCAACCAGCGCTGGAAACGCGGCGACCAGCGAGGCGAACGCGGCGGCCAGCGCGGCCACCATCGGTACCGCAGCGGCTTTTCTCGATTCAAACCCAATCGTTAAGGGCAGCGCCGACATCAGCAAGCAAGTTCGCATCGAAGTTGATGGCATCACCACTGGACAAACCCGCGCGTGGACGGCACAGGACGTCAACGGGACCGTCGCTTTCTTGCACGATACTGGCGTAACGTTGGTATGGCCGCCCGTTACGCCGACGGCGGTGAGCTATATCGATCTCCTGTTTAGTGCGACCTACGACAATTACGAAATCGTCGTCGATAGCATTTCTCATTCTGGTGCGTCAACGGAAACCCTGCAAATGCGGCTGCTCGTCGCCGGGGTCGCCGATGCCACTGCAAAATATTCATCCTTGGAGGGTGGCACCGTTGGCGCCAGCGCTCCGGTATATACCAGCTCAGGCACTTTGATCCCAGCAGCAGCGTCCATTTCCAGCTTTGCTACAGCGGGGCTATCCGCGACGATCAAAGTTTTCGGCACGAATGAAACGACTCGGCCGAAGATCGTAATTGCTGACGCCCTTTTCATAAACGGCAGCGGATATCTGGATGCGCGCGGCTATTCGACGCACTACATCGGCACGACAGCAGTAACCGGGATTCGCCTCTTTTGGGGCTCTGGGGCGCCGCTTTTCAACGCGTCCGGGAAAATTCGGATTTTTGGCTACAAGAATTCATAAAGGAAAATCGAATGGACATTCAATATATCGATCCTGCAACAAAAACGTGGGCACACCGACCAGCCACGCCCGCCGAGATTGCCCAGCGCGAGATCGATATCGCCACAGCAGCAGCGCCCGTGGTGCCGGCGCAAGTGCCGATGCTGAATGCGCGTCTCGCGCTGATCGCGGCCGGCCACATGACGGCGGTGAAAGCCTACGTCGACACGATGCCCGGCATCGACGGCGAGCAGGCGCGCGCCTACCTCGAATACGCGCAGAACGTGCGGCGTGGCCACCCGCTGGTCGAAGGCATTCGCCAGGTGCTGGAGCTGACCCACGCCGATATCGACACCCTATTTGTCACCGCCGCCGCGATCGACTGATCAAGCGTGCTCACCTTCGAGCCACCTTCGGGTGGCTTTTTTATTGGCCGGCCCAGAGACCCCGATGACCCAAGCATCCACCGAAGTACAGATTGCCCTGCTGATCCACGGGCAAGCGCTATTGCAGCGCGAAATTGAAGAGAACAAGCGCGAGGCCGACGCCGACCTCCAACGCGTCATCGCCAAAGCAGGCGCCGATATCAAGGAGGCAAACGACAAGATCGCCGCCCTGGAAGACGAGCGCAACCGGGCGCTCAAGTGGGGCGTCATGACCCTCGGGACGGCGGTCATCGGGATGGCGTACTGGATATTCGACAAGGTAATTGGAGGGCACATTCGATGAATGCGAAAAAGTGGTCGACGTCATTCTACTGGGTGCTGCGCATCTTCCTGGGCGTGGCAGCCGCGCTGATCCTGGTGGCGGTTCTCTACCCGGCGAGGGTCATCCAAGGGCCGCCTGGCAAGACTGGTGCGCAGGGAATCGAGGGGCCGGCCGGCGCTGATGGCGTTGGCAAGAAAGGCGAGACCGGCGATCGCGGGCGCGCTGGCAGCGACGGCGACGCAGGCAAGCGCGGCGCGGCCGGCAGTAAAGGAGAGCAAGGCGATACCGGCGCAACCGGTGCAAAAGGTAATGGATTTTGGAGCGGAAAATGATCCTCATCGAAGACTGGCGCGCGGTGCTCGCCAAGGCATGGAGCCTGAAATTCAACGCTGCGGCGGGCCTGCTGGGCGCTGCCGAGGTGTATATCGCGCTGGTGCAGCCTGCCGGCGTCCCCAATGGTGTATTCGCTGGCATCGCGGCCGTCGTGTCAACGCTGGCATTTGGCGCGCGCTTGCTCGCGCAGAAGGAATTACATGGCACTGACAAATAAGCAGCGCGCCGGCTGGTGCGCAATCGCCGTCACCATAGTGGGCGGCTTCGAGGGCCTGCGCCAGGCTGCCTACCTTGACCCGGTCGGGATCCCGACGATCTGCTTTGGCGAGACCAAAGGTGTGCGGATGGGCCAGCGCGCCACGCTCGCGCAGTGCGACGCCATGCTTGCCAGTTCGCTGCAACTGGCGAACCACGCCGTTGACGACTGCATCCGGGCGCCGCTGCCGGATTACCGCCGCGCTGCGCTGGTCAGCTTCGCCTACAACGTTGGCCAGACCAGCCTGTGCGGGTCCACGCTGGCGCGCAAGCTGAACGCGGGCGACACGCTGGGCGGCTGCGATGAACTGCTGCGCTGGACGTACGCCAAGGGCATCAAGCTGCCCGGGCTGGTGAAGCGGCGCCAGGCCGAGCGCAATCTCTGCCTCGTGGGGGCAACGTGATCCCGCTCGCGGCAGTGTCAACTGCCTGGAAGATCGGCGCCGCCCTGACTGTGGCCGCCGCCGTAGTGGCCGGCGCCGCCGCGTACCGCTCGCACGTGTGGCATGTCGGCTACGACAGCGCGGTCAGCGTCCGGGCTGAACTCGACCTTCGCGCCACCCTCGCGCGTCAGAAAGAAAACGCCATGCTTGCGAGCAAGCAGACCACCATCAACGCCGGTATAACGAAAGCCAAAAATGAAGAGCTTGCTCCTGTTGCTACTGTTATTGCTACTCGTCGGGTGCGCGTCGGTGACGCCATCTGTAGCGGACCTGCCACCCCCACCAAAGCCGAAAGCGCCAGCGGCGGCAACCGCGCCGATCCACCCGGCCGGCTGGTTTCAGAAAGCGTTGAGCGAGATTTTAGAGCGCTGACGCTGGCCGTCGAGCAAGACCTCGCCACTGGCCGCGCGTGCCAAGCGTTCATCGAGCGGCACGGGCTGGTGCCGTGAGCGACGCTGCCGGGCCGCTGATCCTGGAAATGCACCGGATCGACGGCCCGGACCGCTCTCCCATGCAGATGATCAGCGCCGATCTGCTGGCGCACTACCGGCGCTGCGAGGCTGAGCTGGTGGCGCTCAAGGCTGATGCTCGGGCTCGGGCTCAGGCTTGTCAGGAATAGCCCGGCGGTCGTACCGCCCAGCCAGCGCCGCGCACGCCAGGCTATCTTTCACGCAGCGGCGGCGCAGGAACCCGAGCGCGACCTCTTGTCCGAACGCGGCTTTGATGCGTAACGCCTCGGTGATTTGGGCGGCGGTGGTCTGATCTTCGCGCAGTGTAGGCAT